GATTGACCGGCGTAAGCCACCTTCAGCTTGCCGGCGTAGACATCGGTTTCGAACACCGAGAAACCGCCGAGGCGGTCCTGGGCTTCTTCCATGCCTTCGGTAGTCAGGTTTTTGAACAGGCTCATGTTCTCTCTTTTCTTTCAGGATGTTGGTTCTTTTGGCTTTTTTACGCTTCGTAGAACCTGTGGAGATGGTCCAAAAGGACCTGGGCATCGTTGTCCATGAAGGTCTGTTCCCTGGAGAACATGCCCATGGGCGAACGAATTCGTTCCCCGACCGTGGTTTTGGTCGGGCGCGTTTGGAAGACGTGCTTGTAGCCGAGCATTTCGTCTTCTTCAGTGATGGTGAGGAGATCGGATTTGTAAGGCTCTAGATCCTTCAAATCCACCTTCTTCGTCGACACAACGGTCGAGAAGTAGGCCTCAACACCATTGTTGGCCAGGGCGCCTTTGATCGGCACGCTGGACTTCATCGCCATGGCCTTGGCGTCATACACCTCCTTGGTATGGCCGGTGATGATCACGGGTTTGCCATAGGCGACGATCTTCTGCTGCATCAGCTTCTTGAAGAACTGTTGGTAGCTGCCCCAGGCCTTCTGTGTATCGGAAGCCCCGATCACATACTGGCTCTCGAACATGTCCATCAGGAAGGTGATGCTGTCGATGATGATCCCGCCAGGAAAAGCTCCTGTCAGGATAGCGTGGTCGAGGGCTTCCCAGACCTGGTAGGGATCCTCGATCCGGAAGTTCTGGAATTTGTTCTGGAAAGGCAGGCGCTTGCCGGCCTCCGTGCCCAGATAGGCCCAGTCCTTCTGGTTCCGGATATTCATCAGACTGGCGCTCTTTCCGGTCGCAGATTCTCCAGAAATGAGGACCAGCTGGTCATTGGCTTCGGTGATGATCTCACCCGAGTCATCAGCCATCAGGATCTCCTTGTTGTTGGTAGGGACGTCTCTGCCGGCCCAGAGCCAGGAAAAGGGATAACCCCCCTGACTCTGGTGCCATCAGTCGCCTGTAATCAGGCGGCCTGCGCTCGGTGAAACCGCTTGGCCACGGTGACCAGGATCGTGGAATCGATCTCGTCTTCCGTGAGCGGATTGTTCAGCTTCTTGTTGAAGGCGTGAACCTGTTGGCTGACCGTCACCAGATCCATGCCACCAGGGCGAGGGCATATTTGATCATCTGGTTGTTTCGGTTGCCCGAGGCGATCCGTTGGGCGAACCACCGCTCGAGATTATCCAGCGACTGTAGCTTTCGACCCTCCTGAACGAAGTGTTCGTTTCGGGAGGTTCGGGGAATGAACGACAGGACGTCGAGCAGCTCGCCCTCGTTGTAGTGATAGTCCCCGTCGAAGCATTCCCACTTCTTGGCACGCTGGTTCGCACTCTCGTCGGTCTTGAACGGCAGCCAGTCCATGACCGAGTTCATGAAGCCCTTGTAGTCCTCGGTGTCGAGCTCGAGGAAATAGTTCATGGGCAGGATCAACCGGAAACGGTTCTCCTGATCGGAATGACGCTTCGTTGTGTAAGTGAGGAAGCGATAGTCCCTCAGGAGATCGTGACACGTTGCGAGCGGGATGCTCCCGTCCACATCGATGACGATCAGGTTGAAGCCTGCTTGGGCATTCTCCTCGGTCCTGTGACCCTGACCCTTCTCCCCATTTTTGAAATGGTGATTGGTCCAGTGCATGCCGGGAGCCTGAGTGAGTAGGTGCAATTGGTCGAAAGGCACCTTTTCGGCCAGGTAGTTAAAGGCCCAGTGGTCGCTGTAGGAGACGACAACCTCATTCAGGTTGGTTTCGGCCAGGGTCTTGCCCTGGAACAATTCGATCCCATCCACGAAGGACTTGGTGATCACGATGTGGCGCTTGTAGCCCCACGCCGCTGCCAAGGTCATCATCTCGTTCCTGGCGCTGTTGCTCGCCTTATAGAACGGAAGGGCTTCGTGGAGGTCGGCGTGCGTCTGCTCTGTGTTCACTGCCGACAGGTACTTGGCCAGTTTCACATAGGCCTTCTCACGGTTCAGGATCGACTTGAAGGCGGCTCCGGATTCCTCGACCAGAAGAATGGCCGACATGAGGTGGTCCATCTCAACTTCGGTCGAGGCATCCACGAAAGCGTAGGTGCCTGCCAGCTTGAGAGCCTTGAAGTAGCGGTGGTTCAGTTCCGCCTTCTGGATCTCCTCATGCTCCGGCAGTTGCTCTGCCGCACGCTCACAGGCGATCTTGTATTCCAGAAGCCGGATGGCGACGTCGTCTTCCACCAGCATCCTCCAACGGAAGCCGGCAGGATCTGCCAGGTCATGGAAGTGGGTGGCCCACTTCTTGATGATGGCCCCGTTGGTCGGCTGCGTGAGGTTCCTGAAGATCTCTTCAGCTGATTGGGTCTCCTTGGCTCTCTTGGAAACCTGACCCCAGGCAAACAGACAGCGACGGGCGTAACCTGTCTCGAGGAAGGTGTAGAACTGGTCCTCGGTCTGTCCCCCGTCCAGCAGCTTCGACGGCGTGCCGAACAACAGCATGTTGGTGGGCGTCTTGCCCTGGATGTCCTCGTTCCGCTGATTATCAGCGGTGTTCTTGACCAGCTTGGGCTTCACCCGACCTTGGTCATAGAGCTCGAGGAACAGGGTCAGCACCTCGGTATTCCCGACCAGGTTCATACCGATTTCGTCGATCTGGAGATTGATCGAGCCACATCCTGCCATCAGCAGTTTGTTGCGAAGCTGTTTGACGGCTGGAGAGGTTCCGCTGTCGAAGGTGAAAGGAAAGGCGCCAGCCCCTCGATATTCCTTCGAGACCTTGTCGTACTCTTCCTGTTGGTCGCCCCCGGATCTGGCAGTCCGATCGTTGGCAATATCCCAGAGCGACTGGTCAGCGATCGTCGGCATCGTGTCTTCCATGAAGCGACGCTCGAACGGCTTCATGAACTCCTCCTCGCAGATTGAGATGGAGTGGCCTTTACCGAAGCCTGAAGTTCCAAGGGCCAAGGCGTAGCAGTTCACGGGGATGTCTCCCCGATCCTTGGTGACGATTTCGGCTCTCATGCTGGAGGCCATTTTCGAAAGGAAGTAGGCCACCTCGACCTGGAAGAACCCCCTATCGGTGTTCTGGGTCTTGTTGCAGATGACATCGACCATCTCAGAGAGAGCTTGGTGGTGTTTTACTCCAGTGAGGTCGATCATCAAAAACGGTCCTTCTGCTTACAGACGTCATAGGCATTGCAGTAGTTACAAGCCTTAGCTTCACCAGGAACGGTGATGATCACACCGGATCCGCCCTTCTCGGACTTGAACTGTTCAGCTTCATGCTTGTTATCGAAGTTCTTGGTCGAGCGACCTGAGAGCTTCGTGGGATCTCGGTAGAACTTATAGGTCGGTTCCGACCTCCACAGTTCTTTATCCGTACACTCGGGGATGTGATCCTCCGAGGCGTCCCGATACCTCTGATAGAGGCGCAGGCGATCCTTGATCCAGTGTTCAATCTCAGCTGTCGACAGAAGCGGGATGTGCTTTTCCTCAACTCGCTTCTGAGGATACTTCGGGTTCGACCGAGCCTGCATCCTCGACCAGTCGGTGAAGATGTAGTTGATGTGGATCACGTTTCCGGTGATCAGGTTCGGATTGAGCCACCGATAGATAGAGCCCTGGATCTGGTGGTCGTCGTCTCTGGTTCCGAACAGCCAGGAAAACGCGCTCGTGGATTTGTGATCGTAGAGTTCACCGTCGGCGACCATGTCGAACTTGCCGCCGATTTCGAAAACCTCTCCGTCGACATTGATCTCCCGGAAGGCGCGTTGCTCCATATAGACCGGGATCCAGTCGTTTCGTTCCCGGAGCAGTTCGGGGGTCGGATTGATGACAACCCGATTAATGATGTTCTCGGGATAGCCGAGGAGCTTCATCGCCTTGGCGTGGCCCTTGGACCAGGCCCTCTCGATCGAATCATGGACGGCATGTCCCATCGTCGAGGCGATCTTGTCGGAGACATCCTGTTGACGTTCGTTCCAGGGGATTCGTGACGTCAGGATGGTCTGCCTGATGGGCTTCATCAGGCTGGTTGCGGAGACGTAGTTCTCCTTGTCGATGTAGTCGTATTCGTCGTGCAGTAACCAGACAGCCAGCGGCAGGTTAATGCTCGAGGCATTGGTGATCTTCATGATAGCCCCTTCAGGATGTTTTTGTTGGCTACGTCCTGTGTTCAGGATCGTGCCTAAGGGCGTCAAAACCGGACGTTAGGTCCGGTTCTGTAGTTCTGCTGTGAAGTCGATGATCTCACCGCTTTTGCGCTCGATCTTGACGCCGGCAGGGCGCTCTTGGAAGACCTCCTCGGTCATGTAACCGAGGTGAATGATCGACACGATGATCACATCAACGGCATTCACGACCTCTCCCATCTTCTGGGAGAGGGAGATCTGAAGTGCTTGTTGGGCCTTGGCGATCTGGTGAACACCAAGGTCTCGCGTGTCGGTACGGAGCATCCCGTTGACTGGGATAGCCTGGACGTTTTCCCCAGAGCCATCCGGGTCGATGATCACGTTGCCGGCGACGAGATAGAAATGAAACTTATCCTTGGGAGATTTAGTCAAAGTTGTCTCCTAGGCAGCTCTTCAGGCTGCTGCTGAAAGTTTGTTGTCTATAATCGTATAGATTTCGTGGGCCGTCGCACCTTTAGGGATGCCAATTTCTCGGCCCCAATGTGGATAGAAGACCGACAATTCTCCGCCCAACTTCACCTGATCATGCTGAATGTCAGGATGTTCCTGCCATTCCACCGCCTTGATCAAGTGCTCGTTGGTATAGAGCAAAGCCCTAATGTCATCCCTGACCAGGGCGTACCCCGCGTCATGGATCTGGGCACATGGGCGAATATCAAGCCGGTAAGGACTCTTTCGCACCTTGCCCATGAATTCGGACCAGGCTCTGGAGTTCAGTAGGCACCAGGATTGGCCGAGTGCGTTGCCAGCCGTTCGGCCTTCCGCCTCAGCTTCGTATGGGGTTTTGCTCGTCCCTCGCACCACCTGGGCCAGTTTGGGGGTCCGGAGGCGAAGGCCGAAAGCAATAGTGACGTAGCCCTTTCGTGAGGCCTCGTCCAGCTTGCCTGCGACCCATTTATCGCTGACCTGATACATCTCGTGATACCGTTGTTCCACGAGAAGCGCCTTCTCCTTCGAGAAGCCGCAGTTGGTCATCAAGGTCTTGTATGTGCCCTGGTAGGTGAGGGCGAAGGTCGGCGCCTTAGAGTCCTGGCGGTAAGGCGCATAAGGCGATTTCTTGTCGGCGATCGAGTTGATGCTCTTCACCGAATTCGGGTCGATGTCCGGCATCTTTTCCCCGAAATAGGCATAGGCTCTCAGGGAGTGACCATCGTAGCCGTCGGTATAGACCTTCAGCTTGTTTGGGTCTTTGGTCGTCAGGGCCGAGATCTTGTCCTCGAGTGAGAAGAAATCGAGACCGACGTAGAGCCACCCTGGCGGGGGAGCAAAGCACTCCTTGATGAGCTTGGCATACTTCGTGCCGGTGGCCGGCAGGTTCTGGAGATTGGGATCAGAGCTCGATAGACGGCCACTGATGGTCCCTCCGAGGTTGAAGCACCCAAAGAGGTAGTGCCATCCGTCAGGGCCTTGTACGGCCCCTTCCAGGGCCGGAATGAAGGCTGTCAGGATCTTATTGACCGCCCCGTAATCGATCATCGCATCGAGGAAGGCGATCACCCCCTGATCCTGGGTGTGGTGACGTAGCGCCTTGAGGGTCTCCCCATCCACGGATGGCTGCTTGCTTTCGGTGAGCGAGATCACCGGTAGCTGGAGCATGTTGTAGAGGAGGTCCTGGAGCTGCGGTCCAGAGTTCGGATTGAAGGTCAGTTCGGCAGCCAGCTTCGGATTGTCTGCCAGGGATGCCAGAGTTTCCGTGACGGTGGTCTGCTTCTTCTTCCAGGTAGCGTTCTTGGTTCGAACCCACTTTTCCAACAGGCGATAATTGAACTGCTGGATTAGCAGGTTTTGCTGGATGGTGTTGTAGGCCTTGTCGAAGTCAGCCTGGAGGCTCGCCCTGGCGTCTTTCACCCGCTCCATGTCCACTGGCAAGCCGGTGAGCTGCATCTGGATGATCTCGTTCATCGCCGGCTGGAAAATTGTCCGATAGACATCCAGTTGCTGGTCTCGAACCAGGGTGTCCCAATGCTTCTCGTAAACGAACCAGGTCGAGAGCGCGTCGATCAGATTGTATCGAAGCAGATCGGGTAGGGGGATTTTGGTTACGTCTGGATCGTCGCTCAGGAGAGCGTAGTTTCCGGAGAATTCCTGGGCCTGATCCTTCAGACTGAGCTTGTTGCCAGCACAGGAGTTGGTCGCCAGGTATGTGATGATCCGGGTGTCATCCCACTTGTTCTCCGGAAGCATGGTCTCGAGGCCTTCAAGAAGGCCTTTCGTATCGAGAATGTCCGACATAAAGAGCTGATAAATCAGCACATAGACGTCGAAATCGGCCTTGTGCCAGGTCAGCCTACGGCTGAACTGCATGAAGAAGGCCTTCAGCATCGAACGAATTAACGGAGCGTCATCCCCGATCAGGTCGACCGGGAAAGCGATTCCCTCATGCTTGGACCAGGCGAAGGAGATCGTAGCGATGCCGGATGATGTGTGCTTGAGGCTGAACGTCTCGATGTCGGCTGTGAGATCCTGATCCATCTCGATCAGGCGGAGGAGCCAGGCTTCGATCTCGTCAGGAGTGCTTGGGTATTCCGCGAACTGAATGATGTCGGCGCCCGGAGCCTGGTAGGCGCCGTGGCGGTGGGCCAAAAGCGCATCCATTCCCTGCTGGATCTTTCCCCGGATACGATCGGGGTCATAGAAGATCTGCTTGTAGTTTGGGGCGTAGATGACCTTCCAGGGACCGAGCTCACAATCCATGACGTAGCCCAGGTTCACATCAACCTTCGGCACCTTGGCCAGAACCTTGAAGTATTCGGGGTTTGTCACCACGACGTACTCGACAGCCATCTCAATCCAGGTTGGGACAAGCTCTTCCTGGATGAACTGCTTGATCTCTGCGACAGGCGTCTTGGCCTTGCCCTCTCTGAAGTGAGGCTCGATGACCAGGATCTCGTCAGGATCCAGGTTGAAGGGTTCGAGATAGGCCTTACGGATCTCCTCCTTGCGGATCGTTTCGACCAGCAGGCAGATCGGATAATTCGGCTTCTCGATCTTGGAGAACGTAAGGTACTTCATTAATAGAGCAACCTTGCTGTGGAATAGAACTCAATCCGGGGAAGCAGCTTTTCGAATTGTCGAAGGATCCGCGGATTAGTGTTCAATGTGTAAGCTGGCGGTCGTTGTCTGACGAGCCCCCGCAAATAGCGCAGCGACCCAACCAAACACTCTGGAAGAGCGTCTCGTATGTCTTGCAGACTTTCGCAAGACTTCAAGACGCTGAATAGCATCTGAGAAATTTGATGCCGGTCTGTCCAAATCTGGCTTTCGTCGGCCAGGAAATTATCCATCCGGTCATAGAGGCTCGGATGAAGAGGAACTCTGACCCTCTTGCCGCTAATGAGGTTTGGGGGGTCGTAGGGTTTCCCTTTGTAGGTGAAACCATCGTGAGGCCGGTTCGGGTACTGTTCTCGATTGGCCGCAATCAGGTGCTCACGAACCTTGGACAGGCGCCGTTCCTCTGCTGTGAACAGATCGGCAGTGATTTCCTTGATGGTGTTGTGAGCATTCAAGAGGCTCATGGGGGTCTCCTTAGCGGACAAGACCTCCATATTTTTCAGAGAGTTTTCCATAGAAAACAATCCGTTTACGTGGTCGTGACACAGCAACATACAGCATGCGAGCAACCTGATTTACGAAGTTGCAGCTGCTAATATTGCCAACGTCAATGAACACGACATCGTATGTGCTGCCCTGTGACTTGTGAACAGTTGCAGCATCTCTCTGACGGAGGTCAGGAAACTTATTTTTTAGGTGATAGTGGCGGACCCAGTCTTTCTTAGTTTTGTACCACTTCAACAATGCGTCGTAGTGCTCCCGATCGACGGGAATGGGCACATCCCGAAAGATCTCCCCGAGCTTGGTCTGAAGGTCGGTCCTACGAACCTCCAACACGACGTTCTCTGAGATTTCGACACTCTCTGTGTGTCGGGCCTGGCGAAGAATTGAGACCTCTTCCTCAACGGACAGCTGGCGTCGTTGAAGCTGAATT